CAGCCGCCATCAGGCTGCGGCTGGCTGAGGAAAATCGTGCTGACCTTCGCGCTGCATGTGAGTGGATCTTGGGGCAGACGGAGATCAACTTCATCTTTCAACCTGCGGGCAAGCTGAAACAGCGCGACACGTCGGTATGGCCAGTGGCCGCTGTTGAGACGTGGCCGAGCTGGCTACGTGAGATGATGTTCGGTCATGGTATCGATATCGAGAGCGCCTACACTCAGTACCTGCTCGATCGGCTGGAGGAGAGATGCAGTCCAAGCATGCTGAAGACCCTTTACCCAGATATCATTCGTTCAGTTCATGACAAAGCCGAGTGGCGACGTGAGTTGTGCGTTGACGTGTTGGGCTTAGCACATAACGATGAAAATATCGCCATCGTGAAGAAGATCTGCATGAGCCTGGCCAATGGGTCAAGGATCAGTCCTGGCATTCTAACGGCCGGCGCCTTCTCAGTTACTGCTGATGTGATCATCCAGTCAACCACTGATGTCTCAGTGGAGAACCTGGACCGCATTGGATCTCGGCTACAGCGCATCTCGCAGCAGTACAGCACAGCAAAGAAGATCATCTGCGCTGGCAGCTTGCGCCTAAACCCCACCAGAAACAATCAGAAGCTGGTGTTTTCGAGCTACTTCGAGTGGGAAAGAACCGCCCGCTACCTCATCTGGGAGGCTGTTGGGCGGCACGGCATCATGGTACATGATGGCATAGACGGGATACCAGCGGAGTACCTCACCGATCTACCTGCACTGATGGACAAAATTAAGCTCAAGGTGACATCATGAACCAAACACAACTTGGCATGATGCTGAAGCAGACCTGGGAAAAGGCACGCTGGGTATCTGATCAAGGGGAATGGCGCTGGAAGGATGGTAATGTTCATGTAGCGCTCACCTATGTCAATCGTGATAACCAAGGAACCTTTGAGACCAGGATCGTGCAGGTCAGGCTCTATCTACGAGATGTAGACAACGCAAATGAGAGGACTGACCGGGTACCACAGCGTTTTCTCGGGTCACTTGACGGCGATCCACTTAGTGCTTCAGCAGTGCGGTCTTGGATCGTTCGAACGATACTGACTGAGCAGTTCAAATGACGGCTGTAGTTCTACAAGACATACTGAAGATCCTACAGGAAGACCTCGGTCTCAAGCTGCTCGGTAACCGCACAGATCGCCAGCGTTTTACATTTGAGGCGGGGCATGAGGTCTTCGTGTCCCTCAATGTAAACCTTGGCAGAGAAACGCTTGATAGCTCGGCCGCAGGTCGACCAATGCTCACCCTCAAGCTCGACAAAACTCAGCCGATCAAGCCGCAGATCACCAACTTCGTTTTGTCAGTGCTGTGGCAGTAACCACCGCGCGCACCCAATAGCATTAGTGCACAAATAGCGCAGCGCCCCAGGTACATCAAATAACACACCCCACAAAGGGCCCGATGGGCCCTTTGTGCTGTCTGGATCCTGTTAGGACAGGAAGATCAGGCGTGCAGTTCCTGCTACAGCGGTGCTGAACAGAATGGTAACTGTGTTGCTGTTGGTAGCCACAATCTCATTCGGGATGATGGCATTACCAGTAGCGTCAAATACCTGAGCAATGTAGTCAGTCGATGCCTGCCCGTGAGCAACTACCCAGGATGTAGACGACGTGTACGAGTTGCTGTACTTCTTGAAGGTAGCACCTGCACCAATCGTTACACCTTGCAGCGTGCCTGACACCTTACCCAGCACCTGACCATCAGTCAGGGCTACGGAATCCAACTGTCGTGGACCTGCACCACGGCGGATAATGACTGTTTCGGTTGAAACGTCGGTGTCAAGGTAGGGCCGCTTTGGCAGCTCTAGCTGGACGAAGTCTTCAAAAGCACTCATTATGCTGCCTCCGCGATCGTAAGCTGCAGTGTGCCGCTGGTGTTAGAACCAGCAAACGCGCTGTCAGTGATGAAGAGGTAACCACCTGTCGGGCTATAGGTACCCGTAGCATCGACGATGGTGAACCCTTGGAAGGCATACGCCGTGCTTGACTGACGTGTCAGCACCGTAGATCCCGTGTAGGATGCGGTAACCTTGGTGATGTCGACGATGGTCGTGCCAATCGCTGCGTACTGTGCGAACGCCGGGAAGGTGATCGTGCGAGCAGCGAAGCCGCCGACGGTGTACGATGCTCCTGAGGTGATTGTAGAACCAACGAGACCGGCCAGACCTGTTGCTGACAGCGAGCTGAACGTCTGTGTTCCCTTCGGATCCGTATCGACGATCAGAAGCACGCGGCTCCATGTCGTGCCGCTACCAGTCCAAGACCCTTGCCATGTGCCTGACGAGGCGACCAGTGAAGGTGCGCTGAGCAGCTGCTGGTTGGCAGTAATGGTGACCGTGTAGGAGACGCCTGTCGGTGAGGACAGCATGCGACCCGTTGGCGAGTACGTGATGGCGGCGGTTGGTGCAACAGCGGCGATCGTCACAGCAGATGATGCTGTGGTTGTCGAGTTGTTAGCTGCCTTGACTGCAGTGATCGTGTAGTTGTTGGTGCCGAACGAGTAGGTGCCGCCTGACAGTGTGACTGTCTTCGATGCAGCGTACGTGGTCGGGCTGGTAACCGTAAGGTTGGTGCCGCTGTACGTGATCGTTGTGAAGTTGGTAACTGTCGATGCAACTGTCGCGCTCTCGGTGCCCTTCAGACCAGACTGCGTAGCTGGGTAGGTAATGGTGCGAGTGCCGATCGTTGGGAAGACCTGATCAAGCGTGATCGTGTTGGTAGACGTGAAGTTGCTACCGAACGTACCAAGCGAGTTGCTACCACGGGCAGTCACTGACTGCGCACCAGTCAGACCACTGATGGTGATCGTGCCAGTGATTGTCTTGTAGCCAGTGCTGAAGCTGTCAGCAGCACCCAATGTAAGCGAGACCAGTGAAGCAGCAGCGCCACCAGCGATGATCTCGGCATAGGTGGCGGTGTTAGCAACACGACCAGAGACTGTGACCGTATCGCCAGCCTTGACTGCGGTCTGCGAGCCAGGGTAGGAGCCGATAGTCAGAACGTCAAGCACTGGACCAGCTGCTGCACGAACGATCGTGCAGGTAGCGGTAGCGTTGGTGCTTGATGAGGCATTTACCACAGTATCAGCAGTAATGCCAGTGAGGTTTGCTGTAGCTGTATAGACACGATCGCCGGCAGTGGGCTGCGTCAGGGTGGCGATGATTGGACCACCTGCCTGTGCAGGCACGGTCGTAATGGTGATGGTCGGTGAGAAGAAGGCTGTGCCGCCTTCAGCATACATCGTGACTGTCACGTTGCTGGTATCGGTAGTGCCTTGGGTAATCACCGAGTTGGAGGGCGTGGTGCCTGCAACGTATGTCTTGCTACCTACAATGCCAGTGCTGGTGGGCGCAATGTTGGTGAAGAATAGACCTCCGACAGTAACGCCATTTACGACTTGATAGTCCACGTAGTACTTCGTGGATGCCTCCATGTCGCTGATGGGGTGCCGAGATAGCTCAGTACTCTGAAAAATCTTCATGGGTGTTTCTCTATTCTGGACGATGCTTTATTTATACGCATCAGTAGACCGGGAAGGGCGATTTCGCCGCTTGTTCCAGTCGCTTGTTGATAAAATCTACCCACAGATCGCGCTCCAGCGCCGACATCTGCAGGACCTTTTCATAGGTGGTGGCAGCTCTTGAGAAGTATGAAATTTCGATCGCAGACTTGAGCAGGCTTCTAACGTCTATGGCCATCGAGTTGATCAACTCGGAGATCCTGCTCGGCTCTCCGGACATGATCATTCGGTGAAAAAAGAGATCGGGTTGAGCGGAAGCTCAATCTCAAACTTTTCGCCGCAATCCTTGCAGGTCACGTAGGTGTTCTGAGATGGGCCCCATGCATTCATCTTCTCGATGATCTCTGAGATACGAGAGGTCATTGTGGTAGGAATGGCACGGACCCAACCTTCAATGCTCGGTTTGTCGGTGATGCCATCAACGCTCTCAATCAGGTTGACCAGGTTGAAGACGATGTTGGCCTTCAGATCTTCAGGCGTCAGGTTCTCTTTGCCCGTGTTCATCTGGAAGAGCTTGATCATGTGGCGAAAGGTCACAGGATGCAGTCGCACAACCTGACCATTTGCCAGTGTAACCTGAAATTGATCAGCCAGGGTCGGGTCAAGTAGCTTCATGCTCATCGCCATCTTCTCGATGTCAACGGCGTATGAGTGGTTCTTGGCGTCAGCGCAGGTGTGCTTAACGTTGACCTCATAGGTCGGGCCGTAGGTCACCAGGCGAAGGAAGAACATCAGTGCATCGATGTCGCGACCAAACAGGTCCAGTGGCTTCTTGATCTCAGGCACACACTCGGCAACAACCTGTTCGATGGCCTTGCCGTTAAACAACAGGTCAGGGTTCTTGAGGTTAATCTCAGTCAGTGCTGACATCGGGTGGACGTGTATTTCACCTTCCGTGCCTTCGAGTTCGCCATTCGTGTAGAAGACCCCACGTGATGGTAGCTGAAAGGTGCGGCCAGGCAGCTTGAGCTTTGCGAGTAGCAGGTTTGGTGATGCGGTTTCCATATAGTCTCAGTCTCATAAATACGTTGGATACGGGTATTTACGCAGCTTCCCGAAGCTGAACCAGGGCACATCAGGATGGCTGACCAAGTTGACATTACCGGCGAAGCGCTAAAGCTTCTGAAGCAGATCGAGGCGCACACAAAGGCCGCCTCGATGATGTCTCCAGACGCCCCACAGCAGAAGAAGGGCGCCGTCGGTGGTGGAAAGAAGGACACAGATGCCATTCGTGCCACGTCAAGGGCTCTTGGCGATGTAGGTGATGAGGCTGATGACCTCGCCGATAGTCTCAGTGACATCGACAAGGCCTTCAAGAAGGTAACGAAGGCCCTTGGCAACTTTGTGACTGGGCTCAAGCAACCTAAGGTCCTAGACACATCAAAGCAGAAGCTACCAAAGGCAGCAGTCCCTGACTTCTCAGCCTTTAAGTCAGCCTCTGACACCCTTACATTCAACATCGCCGGCGTAGCACCAGACTTCGGCAAGTTTAGCGAAGGGCTGCTTGATGCAGCCAAATCGTCATACTTCTTCGGCCAGAAGCTTGGCACTCTGAAGATACCGTCTGCTGCTGACTACAAGCGACCAGGTGCCAAGCCGGCACCAGCAGCCCCCGTCCCAGTGCCTGCGACTGCACCAATCGCAGCAGTTGATGCAAATCGTAATCTAGCTAAGTCGACAGGCATCCTTGGTGGGGTATTTGACAAGCTGATGCCAAAAACGGCAGGCTTTGGCTACACCCTTGAGCAGCTCATCAAGCTCATCAAGGGGCCGGTGATTGAAGTCTTCAATGACGCCTACAGGCTACAGGCACGCGGCATCTCTGCACAGCAAAATCTAGTTGACTTCTACATTGCAGCAGCCAAGGCAGGCATGAGCCTGCAAGAATACACGCACCTGCTCGATGAAAATCGTGTAGTCGTAGCCCGATCTGGTAGCTTTGAGGCCTTCAACAAGAAGCTGGAAAGCAGCACTGATGCTCTTGCCAGCCTTGGCGTCTTCGGCGTAGCTGCACGCCAGATGTCTGCTACGATGATGTCATCAAGCACTACACTCGGTGTCCCACAGGCCCAGCTGGGCGGTGTGATGGAGCAGCAGATCAAGATGTTCAAGGAGCTGCGCGATACCACTGGCCTGACTGCTGATGGCTTCAGCGATCTGCTGAAGGAGGTATCTGCCAATGAGCACGTGCAGAGCGAGCTGCTCGGAATGGCACCAAAGGACCGCGCCGCCCGGCTGCTTCAGCTGACACAGACGCGAGCACTTGGCGAGACAATGGGTTTAACTAAGGAGAGCTCACGTGCTCTAGGCGATGCGTTGCTTGCACAACGTGGCGCGATGTCTGAGGACCGCTTCAAGGGTATGGGTATGGTCCGCCAGGCTGGTGGTATCCTGGGCATGGGCTCAAGCGACACTGAAGAGCTGGCTCGTATTGCTCAGAAGAAGACAAAGACGCCTGAGGAAGAGAAGCGCATGGTTGCCCTGGCCGGTCAGATGGAAGCATCTCTCCAGGCCATGGAAAACAGCAACAACATCGGGTCACAGAATATCGCTGAGCAGCTTCGTGCCAACATGCCAAGCTACATGCAGAATATCCTGACACAGTCTGGCAAGGCCAAGGCTACGATGGACTCAGGTGATCCAACCAAGCTATTCAATGCACAGCTGGATAAGTCAGCAGCAGAGCTTGGCAAGTTTGCTGCACTGATTGAGGGCATCACCAAGAATCCACTTTGGCACGGTCTCGAAGCTCTTGGCAAGGTAATGCTCGGCGTAGTCAGCACTCTCGCACCCATCAAGATCTTGAAGGCTGGTTTTGGCAAGGCTGCTCCTGAAGTTGGTGCTGCAGCCAAGGCTGGAGCTGCAGTATCAGCTGAGCTTGCACCAGTTGGAGAGGCTGCGACGACGCTTGGCGGTCGCCTACTCAGCGCACTTACATCACCACTGCAGATGCTGCGTGATATTGCAACGTTCAAAGTCGCTGAGGGTAGCTTTACAAGCTACACCAAGGCTTTACCTAAGATGTTTGCTGAGGCTGGCACCTTCATCAAAGATGGCATCAGTGGGTTGTCATCCGGCATCCTAAAGTCTACTAGAAATTTTGCCGGTAATCTTATCCTCTACACTGCAGAAGCTGGGCAATCCTTCATGGAAGGTGCGCGGGGCATCGGCGCCCTCTTTAGGTCTGGGTCTTCAGGCATGATGACGAGCGCTGCTGAGGCTGGACAGTCTTTTATGAAGGGCACTCAGGGCTTCGCTACTTTCATGAAAAGTGGCGGCGCATCTATGCTAACAAGTGTGATACAGGTAGGAAAAGATGCTGGATCAATGTGGACAGGGCTAAAGGGTGTTGTTGGCGGTCTTGCCGGAGGCTTCATGAGGGCCTTTTCACCTGAGCTAGGTTTCATATTTGGTGCAGTTGAAGAGGCATTTACCGGTGAAATGGCTACTGCTCTAGATCTAGGTGATGGCATCTTTGGTCGTATTCTAGGTGCTGTGGTTGCTGGCTTCAATGGTATTCTCACAGGCGTAACTCGACTATTAGATGATGGCATAAACTGGGTATTAGAAGGACTTGGATTTTCAACAAAGGTCAACTTTACCAAAGTCATTGACTTCATCACCTCGCTTGTGGTAGTGGGATTTAAGCAGTTGATGTACACAGCAGTTGCAGCTCTGAAGGAAACCCTATCCTTCATCTTCGGCGACAGTATTCCATTCGTTAGAAGCCTAAACAGCACCATCATAAAGCTGGGTGATAGTATTGAAGAGCAGCAAAAGACAACAGCTGAGATGCTCGACACTACTGGTTCGACCCTTCGCAAGGAGGGTGAGAAGCAGCAGAAGGCACTTCAAGCATCAGCTAAGAAGACTACCGAAGCAGTTGACAAGACGGCCGCTGCCCTTTCAGGCGGTGTGGTCATGGGTCTAGACGCGCTGCAGCAGAGCGCTCAGGCCACCGTTGACGCCGCACAGGCTGCTCAGACCAAGGTTGCGGCAACACCTGCTGCAACAGCTCAACCTGCAGTGGCCACACCAGGTCAAACTGATCGCCCCGGCATCAACCAGCCAGATGTAAATAAAGCGAAGGTAGCAGACACTGCTCAGGACGCAGGCACGAAGACCAACACCACTGATGGGATGGCGGCAGCAGTCAAGCTGCTCGAGCAGCAACTTGAAACAGCCAAACTGATACTCGCCGCTTTGACCAGTCAACAGACACCCGCACAACCTGTTCAGCTTGCACCGCGTACCAGCTTCGCAGATAATGCAGAATTGATGAAGTCACTGAACGGCATGCCGTTCCCATAGTAAGAGGTAGCCCTTGTATTCGACCTATATGACGATCTATCATGGAAGTAGGTTGCCCCCGCTTTACGTTGGGTCGACCACCTCCAAACGTCTATCAAATGGATACCATGGATCTGTAAGATCCCAGCAATTTGGATCAACCTGGAAGCAAGAGCTACAGGACCATCCTGAGCTTTTTGAAACCCACGAAATCGACACGTACCCTACCCGTCAAGAAGCCCTTGGCGCTGAGGAAGCCCTTCAGCGTCTATTCAACGCAGTGAAGTCAGATGTGTTCATCAACATGGCTTATGCGCGTGGCGGCTTCATCAATCCTGGCAAGTGGTCAGATGAGGTGAAGGCTAAAATGAGCATATCGGCAAAGCTGCGTGGTCAACCAAAACCACACCACCGTGCACCTCGTATTTTGCTTGGCCCTGAAGGCATGAAGGCAAATGCTGCTCGTAAGCGCAAGGAAAAAGCGGCCTTGATTAAGGCGGCTAAACCCCCTAAGCCGGTCAAAGTAAAGCTGACTAGGCAAGAGATAAACCAACGCATATCTATTGCGCTGATTGGACATAGTGTGAGTGAAGAAACAAAGCAAAAAATTGCCATAAAAGCCAAGGTCGCCCACACGGGCCGCAAGCAAAGCCCCGAGCAGGTAGCAAAGCGTGTAGCATCACGCAAGGCTACGCTTGCAATACGCCAGCAAGTGGCTTAAGGAGAACTATCATCGCACAATTCCAGGACTATTGGAAGATTATTTCCCCAGCTTCTAGAAAACAGCTGTACACGACGATCTCCACTGACGCATTTGATCCACGTACCACAGACATGTCGTCAATGACAGCAGTGTCATGGTACTCGCAGGTGATGCGTGGACCAGGATCACGCCTAAACATGTATCGTCAGTACGATGCAATGGATTCCGACATCGACCTGGCTCGCTCGCTAGACATCATCGCTGAGGAAATGACCTCGAAGGATGAGAAGACGCAGCTTCCATTCCTCATCGACTACAACAAGGAAGACAACCAAGACATCTCAGACACCACTGTCATCACGCTGCGCCAAGCAGTTCGTCAGTGGTCTGAGATGCAGGAGCTTAACCGTCGTCTCTTCGGTATCGCTCGCGCACTCGTCAAGTATGGTGACTGCTTCTTCCGCAAGACATCGGACACCAAGAAGTGGAAGTGGATAGACCCATCGCTGGTCTACGGTATCGAGATCGATGAGCACGGTCAGAAGCTGAACTACTACCTGAAGAAGGCTGGTAAGCAGGGAACCGCTAACACCAATACCAACTACGGCAGCCGTAACGAGGAGATGGAAGTCATTCCAGCCGGCGCGATGCTGCACTTCTCCATGTCCGATGAGATGGGCGATGCTGCGCCATTCGGCATGTCAGTGCTGCGTCCAATCTTCCGTGTCTATCGTCAGCTGTCGATGATTGAAGATGCAGTCATCATCTACCGTATCGTCCGCGCGCCTGAGCGTCGGGTGTTCTACGTGGACGTTGGCAACATGCCAGCCCAGCGCGTGAAGCAGTACCTCGAGCAGATCAAGAATGAGATCCGCCAGAAGAAGGTTCCTGGCCAGTCGAACAACGGTCAGAAGGATATCGTCGACGGACAGTACGACCCGACATCCATTCAAGAGGACATGTTCTTCCCAGTAACTGCTAACGGTCGCGGCTCTCGTGTAGAGACACTGCCAGGTGGCACCGAAGACTTCGGCACCAGTCTGCTCAAGTACTTCCAGGACAAGGTCTTCCGTGGTCTGCGTATCCCTACCTCATACATGTCTGGTAGCGATGCGCAGGGTGCACAGGGTCAGGCGACCAACGACGGCAAGGTTGGTATCGCCTACATCGAGGAACTGCGCTTCGCCAAGTTCATCATGCGCCTACAGGAGCGTATCAATGACGTGCTCGATGAAGAGTTCAAGATCTACCTGAAGGTCTGCGGTTTGAAGATCGACGATGAGATCTTCTCCATCCGTCTGCCAGATCCAGCCAACTTTGCCCTGTACCGTCAAGCCGCACTCGACGCCGATCTGATCAGCTCGTTCAACAACATCGCACAGGAAAAGACCCTGTCGAAGCGCTTCGTACTGAAGCGCTACCTTGGTCTGTCTGATGACGAGATCCAGATGAACGAAGTCATGGTCAAGGAAGAGCGCGGCATCCTGGAGAATACAAACATTCCAGCTCTCCAGCAGATCTACGACCCATCAGTCTACGAAAACCGCGAGCAGCTCTCTGTTGATGCAGCTGGTGGCCAGCCAGGTGAACTCGGCGGTGGCCTCGGCGGTGAAAGCGACATCGGTGGTAGCTTCTTCGGTGGTGGAGGAGCCCCACAAGGTGAGATCCCAGCAACAGCACCAGAGGCCCCAGTAGCGCCGACAGCTGGCGGAAACGCAGCGGCACCAGCCGTTTGACGTAAATAGGTCGTAAAACCATAGGAGTTTTGAATGCAATTCAACCTTACCCGCCTCAAGCAACTCGCTGGAATGACTGTCGTCTCAGAGCTCGCCGCTCCTGAAGCTGATGACGCTGCAGAGAAGGCAGCTCCAGAAGCCGAGAAGGCTGTTGAGAAGGCTGTTGAGAAGGCCGCCGCTCCAGTCAAGGCCGCACCACCATTTGGTAAGCCTGCTGAAGTCGCTGAGCCAGCCGCTGAAAAGCTTGACCCAAAGACGAAGGAGCACCGCGACGCCACCCTCAAGCGCTCCAGCTCTGAGCTTCTAGATCCAAAGATGATCAAGGCTAGCGTCAAGCACCTCGTGACCAAGGCCCACGCTATGGCCCAGGCTGGCGACAAGAACTTTGGCACTATCAAGTCTGAGCTGCAGCACTATCATGATGTGTGCTTGACCAACCTGCACGGTCGTCATGGCTTCCCATTTGCAAATCCAGCTGCATCAGCTGAAGACAAGCAGAATGCTGGAGAGATCTTCGATCTGTCTAACAGCCTCGACAAGATCATCCGCAGCGATCTCGGCAAGAAGCCAAACGAGATTGAAGGCATCAACTAAGGATTCACCATGATTCTGCTCCAAGAAGACATCTTTACCTCGCCGCTCAGCGAGATGCGCAAGGGCACTGATCTGTTCTTGAAGGGCATCATGATGCAGGCCGCCCTGAAGAATGGCAATGGTCGTGTCTACCCGCTCGACGAGATCACCAAGGCTGTTGAATCCGCCAATGAGAAGATCAAGCAGGGTCACTTCATTCTCGGTGAGCTCAACCACCCTGACACCCTGACCATCAATCTGGCCAACGTTTCCCACTGCATCACTGAGTGCTCCATGTCGGGCAACAACGCAGTCGGCAAGATGAAGCTGCTCAACACTCCTTCTGGCAACATCGCCAAGGGTCTGATTGAAGGTGGCGTCCGTCTCGGCGTCTCATCACGCGGCACTGGCAATGTCAATGAAGGCGGCAACGTCTCTGACTTCGCCTTCGTGACTGTTGACATCGTTTCACAGCCATCGGCACCCGAAGCCTATCCAAACGTAGTGCAGGAAGCACTCGGCTCGAAGAAGGTCATGACGCTGGCAGAGGCCGTTGTTCATGATCCGAAGGCACAACAATACTTCAAGAAGGAGATCTTCTCTCTCCTCGAAGCAATCCGAAAGGGCACGAAATGAAATTCCCAATGCTACAGCTGCTTGCCGAAGGCAAGAAGAAGGCCGCCATGGCTGACATGGACGCCGACATGGACATGGATATGGAGATTGATACCTCCATGGAGCCAGTCAAGAAGTCAAAGTCTGCTGGTGACAAGAAGTCTGCTGCCAAGGGCATGAAGGACACTCCTTCTGCTACTGACGAAGTCGTTGTCGACAAGGCCGCCGTCCTGAAGTTTCTGAAGGGCTGCGATCCAGCATGCCGTAAGTCCGTCAATGCCCGTCTAATGAAGATGGTTGCTGCCGACGAAGCTGCCGCAGAGTAAATGATTACCTTCAAGCAATTTATTGCTGAGGAGATAGAACAACTTGAGCATGTATTTCAACTTGAAATGATGCTCAAGTTGTTGGGAAAAGAAGGCTTTAGGGCCATGTTTTTAGCTAAGCTGGGTATGATCTCAGTAAGTAGCCCACCAAACATCAAAGTCAGCATATACATGCAAGATGATGGCGATTGGGCTTGTAATGTGTTTCACGGCGCCACGAAAACTGGCAGCTTTGAACACAAAAGTCCTAGCGAGCTAGTAGCAATTATCCGTGATGCTATAAAACAGTCGTCGGATAGGCAGTAAATACTGCATCGTCAACAACCAAGGAGATATCCATGGACCACCAAGAAGCCCTGAAATCGATGTTGCAAGATGTGATCAATGATCGCATGGAGCAGGCCTCAGTCACGATGCATGACTACTTCGTCTCCAAGACTCGTGAAGTAACGGGTCTTGCCAAGCAGGCTTCAACGCCTGAAGACACCGAAAGCAATGCCGAGTAAGCTGCAAAGCTCACCAGATACAGCGAAAACGTTCGGTTTTTTCGCTGGTTTTTGTGCACGTGTATAAATACGTGCACGTTACAGTTTCAAGACGTGAAAGCTCCTTGAGACATCCGAGCCCAGTCTAACGACTGACCTTCAATACATAGGAGAAAACGCATGGACGAAATCCTGAAAAAGCTGCTCGAGTCAGAGCTGCTCAGCGAGGAATCGAAGGCTGAAATCTCTGAACAGTGGACCACTTCGGTCGAGACCTTCAAGACGCAAGTCCGTGAAGAAGTCTCCAATGAAGTTCGTCTTCAGCTGTCAGAGCAGTGGCTGATGGAGCGTGAGGAGCTGGTTGGTAAGGTCGACGCCTTCGTCGCCGAAGCCCTGACCAAGGAAATCACGGAACTGCGCGGTGACATCGAGCGTTTTCGTGACCTCGAAGCCGAGTACGCAGAGAAGCTGGTTGAAGAGAAGCACAAGCTGGCTGGCGAAGTTGCCACCGAGCTTGACGCTCTTGTCGACAAGATCGACACATTCTTCGAGATGCGCCTTAGCGCAGAGATCGAAGAGCTGAAGGAAGACCTCGACGTTGTCAAGCAGAATGAGTTTGGCCGTCGTATGTTTGAAGCCTTCGCTACTGAATACGCCAAGAACTACGTCGATGAAGGTGCTGTCCAGTCGAAGCTCGTAGTTGCTGAAGGCAAGCTTGCTGATGCTGAACAGCGTCTGAGCGAGCGTGAAGATGCTCTGAACAAGATGGTTCGTGAAGCCAAGATGGACAAGATCCTGGCACCGCTGACTGGCAAGAAGCGTGAACAGATGGCTATGGTACTCCGCAATGTGGACACCGATCGTCTGGAAGAAAGCTACAAGTTCTTCATCGGTCGCATTCTCAAGGAAGGTGATGAAGCTACAACTTCAGCTCCAGTCCTGAAGGAAGCTACAACCCAGACCAAGACTACCGTTGTTACTGGTGAGCCAACCAGCATCGACGTCCCAGCAAAGGCTGTGGCGCTCTCTGAGAGCATCGCACACCTGAAGCGCCTCGCAGGTATCAAGTAATCTGCCAACTTCCCACAAGGAGAAATCATGCAACTCACTGAAAACTGGCAAGAAACCAAAGAGGCTCTTCTCGAAGGCCTCCAAGGTTCAAAGAAGCAAGTCGTCGACACTCTGATGGAAAACCAGAAGAAGTACCTCGCCGAGACTGCTTTCCCAGCAACCGCCAATGCCGCTGGCGACGTCGCCAACTTCC